AATTTTTCACTGCCTAATATCATAGCTCCTTCAAAAAGAACTTCAATACATCTTTTCATTTTGCTATAATCACCTTCTTTTCCTTCTGGCGGATTAAATGAATCATCTTTTTCAATAGCCTTATCTCCTCCAGATTTAGTTTCTTTCATTTTATAAACCTCATTCATATAAGTTTTATAATTAAAATATAACACCTTAACCTTGTTTGTATCGTTGTCATCATAATGACCAAATGCAACCCCGTTATTCTGTATTATTTCTTCTAAATTTTCTTGTGTTAATTCTGGGAACTCTTTAACGAGTTCGTTTATAGGAATTTCTTTTACTTCACCTATATAGTATAAATCATCAAAATAAGGAGATTCTGTATAAGAATAAATCAAATTAGCAGGATCAACATATTTAATTTTAGCACCTTCTGACCAATTAAATGTTGTTTTAACAGCTCCAATACCTAAAACAGCTAAATCATAATAAAATCTTTTTCTTATTAATTCGTAATCACTACCTTCTAACAAGACATTGATAGCTTGTTCTTCTGCTATTTCCGCAGCCTGTTTGTAAGTTAATTGCATGTGAAGTTCTAATTCTTGATCAGATTCAGGTATATCATCTTTTTCATTTTCATTAAGATCTACACCTATTGCATTCAAGACTATATCATTAAGAGCCTGACTTTGCATGTCTCCTATCATAGATTCCATGTACTCAGTTCTTTTTTCAATGCCATGTGGATCTTGAGAAAAAGCTTTAACTTTATACATTCTTTCTGCTATTCCATTAACTATAATATCAACGAATTTTGAAATAATTGGAACTGGTTTCCAATCTAAATTTAGGTAAGATAAATCACCATTTATAGATAATTCATCTTTGTATTTTTGAATTGATTGCTCTCCTCTAGCGTACAATCGAAGATTATGATAATTTCTACTGTTGTTAGTAAATCTATTACCACCTCTAGAATCATGTAGCCATTCACCAGCTATAGCTTTTCCGACTTCTAAACCGTATTCTCCAGTCATCTTTTCTAGATCACTAACAACTTGACTTGGAAATGCGATATTTCTTGTTGATTTATGCATATTATTTTTTAATTATTTTAGAAGTGTTACCTTTATTTGAATATTTAGCAATACTTATATTTAATTTTGGCTTTTCAATTTTTGCATTCGGTCTATATAAATGTCTATTACAAGCCATTATTGCTAATCCAGAACTAATAGTAGCGTCGTATTTTGTTCTTTTAGTTATATCAAACCTGCTCCAATCGTTAAGAGTTTTATTAAAATATATATCACCATAATTTCCATCTCTTAAATGTCCAACGTATTGTTGAATGTACATTTCTATAGCAGCTGCATGCGCTTGTTTTATATCTTCACTTGAGTTTGGTATACCGCCAATTTCCTTTTCTGTTATAGATAATTTATTCCAAAGTTTATCTGGTCTATTCATAGAATATCCTCTGTACCCTCTTCTTCTCAAATGATATAATAGTCTAGGTTTATTATTTTCAGCTAGTATTGGCATTCCATAAAATACTAAAGCCATTAAAACATCTTCAAAAAATATTTCAGCCGTTTGTGGTCTAGCTATATATTCTAAAAAAAAGTGGTTTGGTGGAGCATCTTCCATGCTAAACTTTGTTAAGCCGTGTAAAGCTCCATTTGATCCTCTACCATCTACCGTTCCTGATATATCGTAACTATCACAACCAAACGCTCCCATATGTTCATTTGCAGGATATTTTATACTATTTTTCATTATAATCTTATTCTGCATGTGACTTGGCGGAAACCAACTTACTTTAAATCTACCTTTTATATCAGGGTAAAATATAACTTGAGAATCTTTTACACCATTTACCCATTGGAAATTACCAATATTTACATTAGCTGTACTTCCTATTCCCTCGTTATAATCTATTTGTTCATATATTTTAACTAGATTAAATATAGAGTTTTTAGCTTCGTCTCTAAATGCGTGCTCTGTAGTTCTTGGGAATTGACGGTAAAATTCGTTTAAACCATCTTGATCTGACTTTAATCCTTCTACTTCATTATCCCAATGTTCTATTATGCCATAGTCTATTAATTCACCATCTGGTCCGAGCACATCGCTTTTTGGATTATTAAATACTGGAAATCCGTACTCATCAATAAATCCTTCGTAGTTCCACTCCATTGGGATAAAAAGAGAATATAATCCAGATTTAGTTTGTCCATTTCTATTTCGTTGCGTAACATCAGAAGCATTATATAATTTTTTAAAATTATCTCCACCTTTATCCAAGGCGTTTGACGTACTACCCATCATGCATTTACCGACTATTTTACTACCTAATCGTAAACATGTTTTTGTAACTCTCCAATTGTTTAATATATTATCAGGTCTTTCCCATTTACCACTTTCATCATGTACTAATAGATTTAATTTTTCACCGTCATAACTATTGTCTCCTGTATTTTTCCAATCAATAGTAGTATCTAATCCTTTAATATCTTCAAGTTGCTCGTTTGATGTTATCTTTTTTCTTGTAAACTTACTTGCGGGTACTCTATATGCTAATTCAGATTTAGGTCTATCCATACCATCTTGAATAGGTTTAAAGAAGAATGGATAATTTATACTAATTGGGACTACTTTGTCGGTAAACATTTTCTTTGCGTCAGCACCAGTTTTAGATAATATCCCATATCTACTATCACTTGAAATAGTGGCTAAATTAACTGTTTCTGCAGACGACATAAAAGAAAATCCAGAACGTCTATTTTTAAGATAACACATACCGTAGCATCTTTTATCTACTTTACACGCTTCCCAAAATATATAAAATAATCTATTTGCCTCTCTATAATCTGGAGCACCAACATCAATCTTGCTCCATTGTAAATACATATAGTGCGTACCGGTTATCCAGGTTGGTTTACCATTGTTCATAAACCAGAACCCTTCTTCTCTTCTTCTAAATTCTTCGTCTATATAATCGTACCATTTTTCTTTATTATTTTCCGGATAACCCCTCCAATCGAATATGTTTTTGATCCTTTGGAGCTCTTTAGGATATTCCTGTTTAACCCACTTATTCTCTGGATGCGTATATACTTCTTTAGGTGGTTTCGGTAGCGCTATAATTAAATTTTGTATTTCTATAATTTCACCTATAATTCCATTTTGAGATAACACAATTAAATCATGTTCTTTGTTATAACCGTATTTCCATTTTTTACCACGATTCATTCTCGTGATAGTTGTTCTTTTTATAGGTTCAACAACCTTAACTAAACTTTGCTCGTACATTATCTAGATCTTCCTTCAGCAAACCCTTTAAAAACTCTATCTTTTTTCTCTTCAGGTTCTTTACCTTCTAAAAGATTTTCTTCTTCTTGGATTCTAGTTAATATTTCAAAAGCATCAAATATAGCTAATTTTTTTGTTGCAGCAGCATTTTTTAATCTATCTGCTGATATATCATCGTCTGAGTCAACTATAGGTTCTTTTGCTACTTTAATTAACTCATCAACTGCTTTTTGCCCAGCTTGGATTATATTCTTCTTCGTCTCCTTGATATTCATATTTAATTGTAATAAATTGTGTCATAATTCTATATAATCTTTTTCCTTCGATTATAAATTCATATTTAGAGAACGGTGTAAAACCTACTAAATCTCCTTTTTTAAACTCACTGTTAGTATAGACAATTTTACCTATTAATGGTCTTTCTACATTATTAAGCTTTTCACCAGTTATATTGTTTTTGTCTTTTATAGGCTACACAAAACAATATTTTTTAGGAGATAACCATTTTTGGTTTCTCTTATAAAGAAATATTTGATCTTCTTTTACAAAGTAAGTATTTTCATCAAAGTAGCTTCTACTGTTTTTTTCCTCGCCTTTAACATTGTGCCAACGTCTAAAAACATTATGATGAACTATTACTGTGTCTCCAGGTTTTATTTCTGTCTTGAAAGCCGTGGGAATAGATTTAACAATAGCCTCTCTATTTATAAATTGGTGGTTAAATATCTCAGTATTTACAATAAGATCTTTACCATCAACTTTCTTAACGTTATTATATCTATTTCCTTTTGGCTCTACAATAAAGTCAAAAGGTGCTTTCATTAATATTCTAAGTTATATTCTACAGAAACTGCCATATTTTTGTTGAAGTCTTTCCAAGGTAGAACGTCTTTATTTTTTCTAATATAAATAGAATATTTATCTTTTTCTTCTATAATATCTGATATAGTATGTCCACCGTAAACGTCTTGACCAACAGCGTAGTGCATAGCGTTCTCTTTATAGTCTTTACCTACAGTAATTTTTCTAATTAGTTTGCTCATTATAATTTATAGTTCCGTCTGTAATATTGATATCATACGTTCCGTATTCTTTTTCAAACTCAGACTGCATTAAAGTTAATTTATCATTGCTTTCTGCAATATGGTGAGATAATTGATGTATATTAGTATGTAGTACACCTATTTGCATTTGAGCTCTATTTAATAAATTTATTGTCTTTTGTAATTTATCTAATTGCTCATTAGTGATTTTTGTAGGTTTTTCTACCTTTTTTGTTTTTCTTTTTGCCATTTTATTTAATTTAATTGTTATTATTTAACTTATTGAAAATTTATTTTTTAAATATGTTACCGTATCATTTCTATCAGATGTAGATAAAACAGTATCACATATTATAATTTCTTTCATTATACCATCAAAACTGTGTGTAGTACCTGAACCAGGAACTACCTTGGTTCCTAAGTAAAGTATATCCATTTGATCACCATCTGCTCTACTTGTACCGCCACCATTTTCTGCTTGAGCAGTTCCGTCTTTATAAAATAAAAGATCTCCATTACTATCTTTAGATATTATAAGAATAAAATCTGTTCCAGTACCCCATAGATCACTATTAGCAAAAGTTACTGTAACATTATCTCCTCCACTACCAGCGTTTCTCACGCCTATTTTATCATCAGCATTTTTAAAAGATATAAATTCTGTGGCTGATTGACCTATTAAAGTACATTGAGTAGAAGTACTTTCTCTTTTTACAACAAAAAACATTGTAAATGGTTTTGGATGATCAAAGTCAAAACCTGTTGTAAAAGACATATAATCAGTTTCGCTTAATTCAAAATCTAAACCTCCTTCTGATAAAGCAGCTTGATCTCCAGCTGTACCATCTACTTCTTGTATCATACCGATATTAGCAAGGTTAGTACCACTGCCCATATCAATATTAACAATCTGATCCATGCCAGTGTCAGCACCAGCCACATCCTCACCTATTACTACTTTTACATACCATCCAACTAAATCTTCAGAAATAGTTGGCAATGTAACTGTAGTA